TGGTCGCGGACTCAGCCGCGCTCTTGCCGACGATTTGCCCTAGCACGTTCCGGGTCGTGTCGCTGAACTTCTGACGCCCGAACGGCACGGCGTCCACGTTGTGGCTGATGGTCGGCGCACGGTCGAAGGTGTAGAGGCCCGTGTCGGCGTTCCGCTTCAGGCCCCACGCGACCTCCTCGTCCGGTCGGAAACCAATCTTCCAGAGACGGGTGGGGGTGTTCTCGATGACCGGGCCAATGGGCGCCCCGGGATGCTCCATGTAGACGACGTCAGGTGTCCCGCCCGTCCAACCTGCGGGGGCGTACTGCGGGTTCCACGCGTCTCGGCCGGTCTCAACGAAGCCGCCCTTGCCGTACAGCTCGGGCAAACGCCCGACCTCATCGAAGGCGTCGAGCTTGGTGGCCCCAAGGTCGTGCATGTAGGGGATGATTTTCTGGATGACGCCCTTCTCGGTCCCGGCGTTGAAGACGGACACGAGGTCGCCGTCAGCCTTGATGGCGAAGCCGGTCTTGCCATCCGCCGACAGGAACAAACGCATGTCCTTGTACGCGCTCTTGGGGTACCGAGACACAGTCTCACCAACCGTACGCCCGTTCGATTTGACCACCTTCGATGCCTTGGTGATGGCGCCGTAGAACTTCTCGACGGAGGGGGTCGTGAAGCCAGCGTCCGCCACGGCCTTCTCGGCCTGTTTGATAGCGGCGCGGGACCGGGCGGCCTGCTCTCGCGGCGGGACGATGCGGTCTGCGCCGGGAACGCTGTGCCTATTGAGGAAGTCGCGGAGCGGCTTCAGAGACGGATGTGACAACTCGGACTCAGCGAGGCTCTTGGTGATGCGGCCGCGCTCAATCTCCTTCTCCAGCTCTTTGACGAGCGTTTCGAGCTGTTCCTTGCCGCCAGTCGCGTAGCCGATATTGGAGAGGAAGCCATACCGCCGTGTCAGGGTGTTCCACTCAGCCGTGGCCGTGGCGATGGGGTCCTCAATGGACCCGGCCTCGTTCTCCAGTGCGCCACGGATGTTGGCAACGATGGCCTCGGCGGTGTCAGTGTCCAGCGTCTCTGGCGACATCAGCACCATGTTCTTCAGAGACAGCTCGCCGTCGTATCCGGCTTGGTCGATGGCGGCGCGTGCCTTCTCGAACGCAACCTCGGCGCGCTTGTAGGTAGCAGCGTGCAGGGCGGACCTCATGTCGAAGGACATGTTGGCCAGCTCCTTGTCCCAGTAGGCCACGTCCTTGCCGAAGATAGTGGCCATCCGGCCGGAGAGGTTGACCTGCTCCTCGGCCGTAAAGGTGTTCTTCATAATCCTCTGCATGTGGTCGGTCAGTTCGGTGACGGCGTCACGCCCGGCGAACCCGCTGAGTGCGCTCGCCATCTCGTCAGGGTGGGTGTGCACCAGCTCCTCGCCCAGCCCCTCGTTGAGCATGTCGCGAGCCGCCTGTATCGTGACCATCTCGTCGGCCTTGTCCATGGCGTAGCTGGCCATGGCGCTGTCAATCTCGGTGGTGATGCCATGCTCTCGTGCGAGGGCGCGGACGTCCTTGACGGTTGCCGGGCCGTAGGTACGCATGAACGACTCGACGGCGACGCCGTTCTTCAGGTCGGTCACTGCGCGAGCAACGGACGAAGGCTTGTAGACCGCGAGCGGGTCCACCAAGCCACGCGTGATACGGAAGATGGGGCCACTGACCTCACCCTTCTGGACGGTGGCCACCACGACGGCCAGTCGCTCCATGTTGGTCGCGGCGAGGTCCAGCTTCTCAGCCATCGAGGCACCCTCGCCCGCCATTGTAATCAGGCGCGTGCCCGTGGTGACGCCCATCTTGGAGACGGCGCCAGCACCGAGGGTGGCGTAGGTCAGCGGGTCGAGCGCGGCGGCCCCGAGGATTTGGCCGACCGGGTTACGGGTGACGCCCTGCCCGTGGGACACGATGTAGTCGGCGGCGTGCTGCTGAGACCATGCTCCCGACTGCCACGCTTCGACGGCGTCCTTCTCAACGTCCGAGACCTCCAGCCCAGCTTCAAGGCGAGCGGCCGACTCCTCAACACGGTTGAGCTTCGTGTTGATGTTCTTGTCAATCCACTCCTGCGCCTGCGCCGGGCTCCACTTGCCGGATGTGACGTTCTCCACGGCGTACTTCTCGAAGTCGTTGAACTGGTAGTAGGACGAGGAGCCGACGTTCTGCACGAACTTGGTGGGGTTGTCATGGATGTCGAGCAGGCGTTCGATATTCGTTGAGCCGCCCTCCCCCGGGTGATGCCCAGAGTAGTACGGGTCGAGCAGACCGACATTGCCCGCGACACCCTGCAACGTGTTGCTGCCGATGCCGAGGAAGCCCTTGATGGCGTTGCTGAGCGCACCCCCGACGGAGCCCGACCCGGCACGGCCCATGACCAGTTCGGGAGTACCCCCGAGGAAGCTCTCCTTCTGCATGTCGTCCTGCATCTTCAGGTACTCGATATTGAAATCGGCCTTCTCGTTGGCGCCGAACAGCACGTCAGCGTCGGCGTGAGTCCTGATGAGGAGCCATTCCGCGTACAACGCCGGGTTGCTGGTCTTCAGTTGGTCGCCAATCTGATTGAAGGTGTCGTCGGCCCCTCCCGGCACCCACCCAATCGGCATGTGTGACAGGGCGGTAGCTCCTGCCTCAAAGGGCTTGACGACCGTCCATGCCGCAGCGTCTCCGACCCTGCCCAACTCTCGGCCGATGTTGCCGACGACCGGCACGCCACCCAGCGCAGAGCCGTTGTTCTGACCGAACAGGTGCGCCCCGAGCAAGTCGAGACCACGGCCGAACTTGTCCCACGGCATCATGGCGTCCACCTGCCCCTGCGTCGCCGCGTCAGGGTTGGTCTTGTCGTACTTCTGCGACTGTGGGGAGGCGAGGAGGTTCGGCACGGAGCCGAATGAGCCACCTGCCGGAACAGGCTGAGTCAGCGACCCCGGGGAGGCCGGGGCGATGGGAGCCGTGGTCTGGGGTGTAGTCGGAGTCGGCGAATTCGCCGGGCCTAGCTTGGTGTAATCAAGCATCTAACGAGCACCCGTATGATAGTCCTTCGAGATGTCGTATTGCGTCGGTGCCGCAGTCGGGGCGGGTGTAGGCGTGACCGGCAGGTTGGTCGGCGTCGGCGTCGGTGTCGGCGTAACGGCTGTCGGCGTTGGAGTCGGCATCGGGCCAATCGGGCTCGGCTGCGCTGGAGGGGCACCCACGCCGGGCAGTGTACCAGCATTGGGACCTGCGGCGGGACCCTGACCTTGGAAGTGCTCCGCACCCTGCAAGTTCTTCAGATAGGACGGCAGGCCCGGGACAACGATAGTCTGTCCGCCGAAGTTGATGGTGGTGGGCTTGTCGGACGCCCCCGGGGCGGTCGCGGTTCCCGGGTACTGGAGGTCGGCCCGCAGGGCAGCACTGGTGTTGCTACTGCGAACGGCGTCATCAGGACCGGACTCGTGCGCGGTCGTGACAATCTTCCACGCATCAGCGATACGCGGGTCGTACGGGTCCTTGGTCCCAAGGGTGTTCATCGTCTGCGCGACGAACTGCTGCTGGAACTTCGGGTCGTTGGCGAAAGCGGTCACTTGGTCCATGGACTGAGTCGCTGATGTCGCCTTGACCGAAGCGGCCAGAGGCGAGGAGAAGGTGGTGCCCGGGACGTACCCGGCCTGAACGCGGGACTGGCTATACGCTGCCTCCTGCGGCCCCTGAATTCCAATGTCCACCGGGGTTTGGGTGGACGACAGCACGTGGCCTTCGGCATCGAGCGTGTTCTGGGTCGAGGTCTGGGTGAACTTGCCATCCTTGTAGGTCAGTTCGGTCTTCCCGATGACGTGGCCCTTCTCGTCCAACTGGTTCTGCGTGACAGTGGCGCCACCCGAGAAGTCGCCAGCATCGCGCTGTGCCTTCAACTGAGCGGCGAGCTGCGCGCCAGCGCCGAGTGGGTTGCCCTGAGCGTCCTTCAGACCGGCGGCTGCGGCCACGGGGTCCGCGACCTGAGCGGCTGGCGGCGTGACGTAGACGTCACCCTTGTTGTCAACCTGCGTGGTGGCACCATCAGCCAGAGGCGAGATGAGCGACCACTGCGTCGCACCCTTGTCGTCACGATACGACCAGAGCTGGATGTCCTTGCCGCCGACCTTGTAGGAAATCTGGTAGCCCGCGAGCCGGGGCGACGCCTTGGGGTCGTTCGGGTCGGAGACGTACACGGAGTGGCCCGGCATCATGGCCATGACAGCCTTGCCGTCCGAACCCGGAACCATGACGCCCGAGGCACTGGGCGGAACGGCGCCAGCCGGGACGATGCCCAGCGCACCCTGCCCGGTCGGGTCGTAGTTCCCGGCGTTGTCCACAGGAGCGTAGGCGAACCCGAGCGGGTTGGTCGCCATTTCAAGAGCCTTCTGCTGGAGGACGGAGACGACCATTGCCGCCTCTGGGCTCACACCCGGGCGGGACAACATGGACGACCCGAAGGACGGCGCGTCTCCGGCGTCCTGACCAAGCAGCCGCTTCGCGTCCGCCTCAATCATCGCCTTGGCGCCGGGCTCCATGCCGGGCGTGGCGGAGAGCTTGCCGAGTTGGTCTGCGTACATGTTGGACGCAAACGTCTTGTCCATCTGGGACGCGTTCGGGTCCTGCATGACCTTCAGCCATGCGGTCTCGAAGTTGGTGTAGGACTCAGCGACAGGCCACACCTTCAAGTTCTGGCCCCACGAGGCCATCGCGGACATGCCCTGTGTCGCGTTCGCGTACGCAGAGACGAAGCCGCCCTTCTGCGCCTTGTCGGCGATGAGGGAATACCCGGCCGTGGCGGACTTGATGTGCTGATTGAAATAGCCTTCGGTGAGCTGGCCGTCCCAGCCCGGGTCGCCTTTCTTGATGGTGTCGAGGAGGCGCCGGTACTTGTCCGGGTTCTGGGTAGCATCGGTGGTGAGCCTCGTCAGAAGCTCATCCCCGTTCCCCGTGATGGACATGCCCGTGGCCTTGGAGAGGTCGGTGAGGGCGGCCGTCATCGCGTCGCCGATTGCAATATCGCGGTCGGTCGTCTGCGTCACGAACTTGTTGAAGGCTTCGGTCTTGATGCGGTCGGCGTTCGCGTGGCTCTTGGCCTTCGCGCCCTCGATGAGCTGAGCCGCGTCCTTCTGGAGGGTGCGGTAGAACTCACTGTTCTTCGGGACCTTCTGTGCCCACTTCAGGAAGAACTGCGCGTACGCGTTGTCGGACATCTTGCCCTGCACGTGCAGGACGTCAGCCTTCGACTGGGCGATGCCGTACTGAAGCTGCATGATTTGGTTCTTGGCCTGCTCGTAGGTCGGGTCGCCCGGGTCCAGCCCCTCCTCCCGGGTCTTCCAGTACGCGAGCGCCATCTCGTCGGTGACTTTCTTCCCCTCGAAGGTGCCACCATTCCGCCACGCATCCATGATGAGCGAGTCCCTCTTTGCCACGTACTCGCGAGCGAGCGCGACGATTTGACCCGTGACATTCGGGGCTACCCGTGGCTGGAGGCCGAACGAGCCCCTACGACTCCGGGCCATTACTTCCTACCGTACTTCGTGTTGTTCAGGATACGGCCGGAGAGCTTGCCACCTGCAATCATCGACTGGACCTGCGTGGACTGCGGGCCATTGGCCTGCGCGGTCGCACCTGCGGGACCCTGTGCGAAGGGCGAAGACTGGGCTCCGGCCACGTCCGGCGTCTGCGGAACCATGCCGTCTGCGGCCTGCCCGCCACCACCGAGGGGGTTCCCACCCGGGGTAGCCTGCCCAAGTGCAGCCTGAAGGTCGGCAGCGCCGGAGGCGGCCTGACCCTGAGCCTGCGCCTGCACGCCCTGCGGCGCCTGAGCGTTGGCCGCATTCAGCGCCGCCATGAGCTGGACCATGAGGTTGACTCGGTCCGGCCACAGCGTAGCGTCGGTGGACTCGCGGCGGATGATGTTCTGCTCCTGCTCCGGGTCATCGACACCGACGGCATCCATGCCTCGGGCCTGCGACCAGAGCTTGGCGTTGACGAGGCTGGCGGCGCGGTTCGCGGTCTCCATCTCGTCGCGCGGGGAGAGCGACGGGTCCTGAATGTCAAGTCGCGGCATTCCATCAGCGATGACGCGCTTGATGAACTGGGCGTTCTCGCCCTTCATGTTGGCCCACACCTTGCAGACCAGCTCCCACGTCTTGCGGTCCCACTCGTAGAACAGCAGTCGGCGCATTGCAATCCGGGACTCGTAATTGGCGACCAGCGCGTTGATGGCCTTCGAGCTGTTCAGGACCGCGCTCGGGGCGAGCCCCAGCAGCAGGTCATTCAGGCCCGAGATGATGGCCATTTCCCGGTCGATGCGCCCGAGGAACTGCTCCAATTGGAATTCGGCGATGTACGGAGCGATGGACTCGAACCTGTTGCCGGGTCCGGGGCTCACCGTCTGGTTGAGGATTGGCTTGACGTTCGCAGCACCGCGAGCTGGGGCGTTCTCGCCCGTGATTTGCCAGTAATCGCCAGCGGTGGCCTTCTGTATCATCTGCGCGCCCGCCGTGATGCGGGTCATCTTCTCGCGGATGAGCTGTTCCATATCGTGCAGCTCGGAACGTCCAGTTGGGGTGCCGGGAACGAACGTATTGAACAGCGGAACGTACGGCACGACGCCGTTGTAGTAGGCGTATTTCTCGTCGCGGACGACCTCGTTGCCGACGACGATGCAGTTCCACGTCTCCATCTTGGCGGGCGAGCCCTTCTTCCCGGGCTTCGTGACCTTGCGGTACCAGTAGTCCCAGACCTCGACGCGGGCCGGACCCCAGTTCAGCTCCGGGCGGGGGATGTCGGCGTACGCGGAGTCGATTGCTCCCGTCACCCACGGGACTATCGTCCCATCGGCCATGGACTTCGCGGTGATTTCGACGCTGTACCGCTCCATGGCGGACTTCGGGTCGATGAGCGTGACCTGCGCGGCCCACTCCAGCGTGTCGTAATTGTCATCCTTGAAGCCGAGGTACAGGTTGCGCGGGTTGATGATGACCTCGGCGCACGGGTACGCCTTGTCAAGGTCCGGGTAGACGAACGAGGCGGTTCGGCCGTACAGGCCCTTCACCGTGGCGCCCTTGTGGCGCTTCAACTGCCAGTCCTCGTCCACCTTCCATGACTCCCGGACTCGTTCAAGGGCGTTCGCGTTGTCGCGACCCTCCTCGGAGTCCTCGATGGCAACCATGTTCTCGATGGGCTCGACCGCCTGAAGGGCGGCTGGGACCTCGACGTAGACCTGCGGGTTGTTCAGCGAGACGTGCGAGCGTCCATCGACCTTTAGGTTGGGGTCGTCGGGCCACAAATCGGCTCCGAACTGGGTGAAGGTGGTCGAATAGAACAAAGCGTCGTATCGCTTGCACTCGTCCGCGAAGGCGTCGTGTTCCAGCTTGATGCCCTGAATACGGCCCTGAAGCGCGCGTTGCAGCTCCATCTCGGACTTATCGCCCTCAGACAGGCCGATAACGAGCGTCAGGTCTTGGTACTTGGGCTCCACTAGGTGCGACTCACGGTGTGCTGAGTGTATGCCCGCTGATTGAGCGCGTCAAGCTGGCCGCTTGAACCCGGCGAAGGTCGTCAACTCAGGGTCGTACCCCTGCATCAGAACTTCCGCCGCAGACAGCTCTCGCTGCGCGTCGGGGTCTCCGAAGACGAACGTCGCAGACCTCGATTGCCCGGGACGGGGCAGGGAACGGCCGAGTTTCACGATGATGGCAAGGCACATGACCAAGTCCTGCTCCATCTTGCGGTCGGCCAGCTTGTAGTTGAGGCTCTGCTTCTGAACCTCGGCCCAGAAGCCGCTCGCTGGCAGCTTGATGTTGCCCTCATCAAACGCGGTCCGCAGGTCCGAGAGAAGCTGGCGCTTGGTCTTGATGACCCCGCCAAACTCAATCGTGCGAACCACAGGAATAGCCTCCTCCAACAGCTCCTTGAACATGTGACCACCCAAAGCGGTATGGTCAACGCCAGTTTCGACTTCGGCGCCATCCGCCGCGTACGCCATGTGGTCACGAGCGCCCAGCGCGACGATGCCGCGCGTCGTCTGCTTGCCCTCCTGCCTGTCGAGCGAGACGCCATTCAGCCTCCCATCAGAGTCCATCTCGCAGACCATCGACCAGCACTTGTCCTTCAGCCCCGGGTCGAGCGCGTGGGCGTAGACGTGTCCCGCCCCGGCAGGCTCGGTGCGCTCGGGCATGGAGTCGATGAAGGCCGCGCGCACGGAGGCGGCGTTGAACCAGACCCCCATCGCTTGGATGAACATGCCCTCGATGTTCTGGTCAATCCAGCCCTGCGGCTGATGCAGGATGAGGGCATCGAACGACTCGCGGTCGATGCCGTACCCGATGTTGTCGCGGGTGGACATTCTCATTGAGAAGGCGCGCGGGTCCCGGAACGGGTCCTCCGGGTCGCCCGTGTACCACAAGTCCTCGAACTCGGTGCTCGTGTCGGCGGACGGGGTCGAGATGAGGATGAACTGTCCGCCAGTCGAGAGCCGCCGGGCGTGCATGATTTCCTTGACGAGGTAGACGAGGGTCGGCGCCTCTTGGAGCCCGGCCTCATCGAATGACAATCCGTGCATGTTCTGGCCGATGGCCGACAGGGCCTTGGCCTTGGTGCTACGGAAGTGGACCTGCGCGCCGCCCAGCTCGGCAGCGAATGCAATCCACGCGTACTCGCCGCGCTCCTTCAGGCCCTCGGTCCACTCAACTCCCTCGACTTGGGTGGCTTTCGCGACCTTTCGGGCACCTACGACCGAGTTCCCGCCGCCAATGGCCTTGGTCCACGGGCAGCCTTCCTTCTGGGCCGGGTGTGAGCCGCCCAGCAAGTTGATGATTTCGGTGAACACCTGTTCTGCCGGAGCCTGCTCCACGGCGAAGTGCCACCAGTGGTAGGGCAGAGAGCCAAACCGCTTCAGCTCGTCCGGGCTGGACCCGGGCTTCGGCGGCTCCAGACCGGAGCGGTAGATGCACGAGTGCAGGATGATGACCGCGAGGGCCAGCGTCTTGCCCGCGCGGTTCCCGGCGGCCACCATTATCCAGTAGTAGTAGGCGCGCCAGCGCGAGTCGGTGCGCTTGATGTAGGCGTCCATCATGCGCTGCTGCCCGGGGTGCAGCTTGATGCCGAGGAAGATGCGGGCGAACCTCTTTGGGTCCCAGCGGCACCGCTCGAATTCCTTGACCCAGTCAGTCATCTTCACTGTTTCCGGTATCTTCACCCTCAGTGTGAAGAACGTTCGCTTCGATTTCAAGCGGTTCATTCGCTTGCTTGCCGCCTGAGATGACCTTCGGCGCCAGCCCGGCGGCCGTCATGGCCTCGAACAACCCCAATTTCAATTCGCCCTGCACCTTCTCGCGCTTGTCGCTGAGCCCCTGCGTCTTCAGGATGGAGCCGATGGCGGACTGCATGTCCTTGCCGAGGATGTCGGTGAACTCCGACCAGTCGTGGTCGGGCGTGGTGTCAGCGCCCTCGGCTCCCATGTCGCGCATCTTCTGGAGATGAGCGTTCTGCTCGTCGGCGCGTTGCTTGGCCAGCTCGATACGCCGCTCGACCTCATCCAATTGCAATCGCTGGAGCGCGAGGATGCGCTCGCGGACCGGGGCCTCCGGCTCCAGTAGGACTTGGCGGTTCCAGCCTCCGGTCTCGTGCTCCTTCAAGTGCTTGGTCACAGCGGCGGTGGTCAGAGTATCGCCAACGACCCGCCGAATGGCGGCCTGTGTCATGCCCTCGTTCCACATCACCCCGACACCACGTCGGATGTCGGGGTTCTTGCACACGGGGCAGCGGGCGTCAATCATAGAGCCCCCAGTATGGCGTTGAGGGTGCCGTCGCGCAAATCGACCGGGCGGATGACCACGGCCGGAATGCCGCAGACGTTGAGCAACTGGAGGTATTCGAGCTGCCCGGGCTCGAAGGTCCCGTTCATCCGCTTCAGCTCGATGGCGAGCGGGCGACGCTGGCGCTCGTGGAGCAGGAACAGGTCGGGGAACGACTTGGCGGTGGACACGAAGATAGGGGCTCCAGCGGCGTCAAATGCCGCAATTCCCTTGCCAACGTGCTTGACATCCCACCCCCGGGACTTCGCGCGGGCGATTACCCGGCTCTGGAGGGTCTTTTCGCTCATCCTATTGTCCCGGCACCACTCCACGCCCTCCTTATGGCGGATGAACTTGTCGCAAGAGGGGCAATACGACTTTGCCGCGTCCGCGAATGCCACTTTCGCGCCCTTCGGGTCCTGTTTCACCATGACGAGGGACCGCCGAAGGCTGAAATCTGTTGAGTCGTGTAGCACATTGTCATTCATTGTCGTCCTGCACGTCCGACATGTTCTTCAGACGCAGTCCGAGGTAGAAGTTGCCCGAGGCGCGGGCTTTCTTCGTGAACTTGCGGGCAAGCGCGAGGCCAAACCCGGTGTTGCCCATCTTCTCGTACCCGTTCCGGTCGCACCAGCCCTCAAACGCCTTCCAGAGCTGACCGGCCGGGGCCTCGACGTTCGCCCCAAGCACGCACATCTCCGCAACGAACGCGCTGATGGGGTCGTTCTCCGCGATGTACGCTGCCGACCAGTCCGTCACCTTCTGCGGTTCGGAGAGGCCGTCGATGAGGTACGCCTGCGCCTGCTTGGCGAGCACCAGCAGTGCGCCTTGGAGGTTCGGGACGGTCTGGAGTCGGCCTTCGAGGTCCTTGTCGTCACGTGCCGGGTCCCGGTAGTCCTGCTCGAACCACAGCATGCGGACGCGGCGCTGCATCGACGGCCCGACGTCCTCCGTACGGGGAGGGTTGTTGGTCAGGAACACAATCTTGTGGGTGGGCTGGAAGGTCTTGAAGGTCTTGGCGTAGAGAGTCCGGCCTTCGATGGCGTCGTTGCCGGTGTGCGCCTTCAGCATCTCCTCGTTGAACTGCCCGCCCTGCGGCTCCGACATGTAGGTGAAGCGCGCTCCCTCCAGCTTCAGCAGCTCCGGCCGGGGCTTGTCACTGCTCGCCGCGCCTTGCCGGGTCCGCATGTAGAGCGTGTCGGCCGGGGTTGCGGCGTAGTCCTTCATCGCCTTGCCCACCGTCCGCGCCAGCACGCCCTTGCCGTTCTGGCCCTGCCCGACCCACATCCAGAACTTCTGCTCCCGGTTCTCACCGAGCATCGAGTAGCCCAGCATCCGGAGCAGGTACTTTGTCAGGTCCACGTCTCCGCCCATGATGTCGAGGACGAAGCTCAGGAACGGCTGGGTGTCCGCGTTCGGGTCCCAGTCCACGCCGGTCGAGCGGCTGATGAGCAGGTCCGGACTCGGGTGCTGGTCGAGCACGAGCGTACGCAGGTCGAGCACGCCGTTGTTGAAGCCCATCAGCTCCGGATGCTGGTCCCACTCGTCGCCTGACATTGCAATCGAGGGCATCGAGGCCAGCGTCTTCAGGACGGAGACCTTCTTTGCGTAGTCGAGCATCGGCAGCAGGTCCTTGTAGTCGTGGCCCTGACCCTGAGCGTCCTCAATCCACTTGAAGACGGCCTTCCGGACGATATCGAAGACGACGGTCGTGCGGTCCGGCGCCCACCGGACCTCGTCCCAGACGTGCCAGAGCTGGGTCGAGTGGTCGTATCGGACGCGGTCGCCGATGCCCCGCTCGCTCGATGGCCCCGCGAGCACCCCAGCGAAGTAGTCGTCGGTCTTTCCGGCAGGCGCCTTGGTGCGCTCAGCCACGCGGCGCCCGCTTGTACGCACCACGAATGGTGTCCCGAGCACGCGTTCGCGGGTGTCCCCCTTGGATGGCGGCGGCCAGAAGTCTTGTCATCGAGACTTCATAGGGTACACCTTCGTCCCGGGCGGTCATCGCCGCCCAGTGGATGAGGTTGTTCTGGTTGCCGTCGGCTGCGTTGATGATGGCCTTCTCCAGACCCTCCAGCCCGAAGGACCACGTCTTCTCCCAGAGATACCACGGCACCCCCTCGGCCGGTGTCAGCGTGAACGACGTGATGGGCGTCTGACGGTCGGCGCGGTCCTCGGCCCACAGGGCCTCTCGGCGGAACCGCTCGCGTGCGGGCTCCGGCAGGACGTCCGGCATGAAGACCGACCCGCCGGAGACGAGGGGCATGACCCACTCGTAGGTCCCGTCCTCGTCCCCGGCGGCGTCGAAGTGAAGGGAGGGAGGCGCGACGACATATCCGCCGAGCCCCTTGAACAGGAGGGTACGGCCCGGGTCCGGTTGCTGGCCGTCCCCGAGCCATCGGTTCTTGTTCGCGCCCGGGCACCAGAACCAGATGTGCAGGCCGTTCTTTGTCTTGGCGACGACCGAGTCGTCTTGGGGGAGCCAGCCCAGTTCGAGCAGCAGCTCTGCGGCGCGCTCGCTGTCCACGTCGGCGACGTAGAAGTTCTCCGGGATGAGGATTGCAATTCCGGTGGTGCCAACTTGGTCGCTGAACGCC